GATAGGCACAGAGAGATTGTTAGAGTTAGAAGTATTATGCACAATCTTTTATTTGAAGAGTTTGGTATAAGCATATCTTCTATTGGTAGATACTTTAATCAAGATCACACCACAGTTTTATATTCATTAAACAATAAACAAAATCAAACTAGATATTGGGGAAGGGAACATTCAATATGGCAAGAGTACGAGGAAATAAAAAAGGCATTGTCGGAATCAACTGGCATCTAAAGCTAAGATTAAAGATTGAAACTTTAGAAAACCTAGTCGATAAACTTTATAGAGAAAATCAAAAGATGAAACGAAGATTAGAAAAGCATGAGGGTACTAGAAATAAAGTTAATTATAATAATACTATTTCTTCTTCTTAGGAAAACCCATCTTCATATTCTTATATGCTTTAGCAGAGATCGTAGATTTCTTTTTAGATCTACTAATTCCTTTTTTCTTTCGCTGATTGATGTTGTAGTATAATCCTTTTTTTGGCATTAGTATTTACCTTTTGATTTCATTTTCATACCCTTTTTCTTTGCGTATGCTTTTGCTTTTTTCTTTCCAGCTTTCGTATAGCTGAACTTCTTTTTTCCTACCATTGGCATTTTGTTTCTCCTGTTGTTGTTGTTTGTATTTTAATTCACAATAGTTATCAAAGCAAGAACCATCTTTACCATCATGGCAAAAGTATTCTTTCTTATGGGTGACTATCCATCCACCTTCATCACTCATTAATTGTTTATTACATTCCTTGCAGTAACCACAAACTAATACTGTTGATTTCTTTTTAACCCAACCTTTTTTCTTTACCACTTTTTGCATGACCAATACCTTGCACTAAGTTTATTGGTAGCAGTAGAGCATTTGTGTCTAGCTCTGAAGCTCTTTCGTCTAGCAGGATTAGACTTTTTGATTGTCATATTAGCATCACCAAATCTAATTAGTTTTACCTTGTTGCCAGACTTAGCAAGTACAGCAAACTTTTTACTTTTAGTTCTTGCATTCTTAGGTTTATTGTAACCAGAAAATCTTTCACCTCTATATGTTATAGCCATAATTTATTTCTTACTATTAATATAATTATACACTCTACCAATTTGCTTATCTATTTGTAGCAATTCTCCATTCATCATTCTAGTAAATTCTTTTAGTTCTACAATCGATAGTAATATCCAACCAGATAATCCAGCTAATATAAAAGCTAAAATACTAATTAAATATTTAGTGTCAATTTTCATTTTGCAATTTTACCTTTGTTCACACCTTTTTTAATTACATAATCTTGTGTACCATTAGCACCATGCTCAACTTCTTTTTTTAAAGTCTTAAATAAATTCATTTCTTTCAGTTTCTTTTCTGCGTTTTTACTGTATTGCTCTAATGTTTTAGTGTCTCTCATACGATACCACTCCAATCATCAGGGTTATTTTTTTTCTTTTTTGTTTTCTTTTTAGTTTTTACAAAATGACTATCAACCCACTCAAACCAAGTGTCTATCAAGCCAAAAAATTTATACATAATTTTATCAATCATCTGCCTTGACCTTTGTATCGAGTTTGTTTCTTCTGTCTCTTCTCGTTTTTATTCTGAGATTTTTTATGCACACCTCTTCTTTTAGGTGGCTTATCTCTAGGTACAAAATGCGTGAATTTTTGTTTAGCCATTACTTCTTCTTCTTATATTTCTTTTTCTTTTTCTTCTTACCAGTTTGCTGAGCAAGAAGTGTAGGTTTCTTTTTGCTGTATTGAGATACGAACATTGTTGGTGCTTGTTGTGACATATTATTTCCTCTTAATTAATTCAGTTCCTTTTATACCATAGATTGCACCAACTACTGATACAAATAATATTTGAAACCACATTGGCAGCTCATTAAAGTATTCAAAGAATAAGTCTAGCTTTACTTTAATATCTGGATCGTTGCTGAAAACACTATAGACCAATAACAAAATAGGAAGAGATACAAGTATAAGTACAAACTCGTCTTTCCAACCTTTGTCATTAGATTGTAAAATTTCTTTTTTATATTCCAGTTCTCCATTAGCTAACTTCTCTGCGTGTAATCTTTCTGCATCCGACATTAACATCTTAGTTCTTTGTCTATTTTGATACAGATGAGAACCTGTCTTTATACCCATCGATAATAATTTCAACCACATTTATCTTATGTCTCCTATGATTGGTTTGTATTTCGTCTTACCATCTTCTTTGAATGCTCTCAAGAATTGTTTTCTTGGTTTATCTGATATGCTGCAATGCACCCATCCAGAGTTAGGTTCGCCAGGAGTATAAAACTCAAGGATCATTTGATCCCAACAATCAATATTATCTTTAATCCAATAAGCAATATCTGCATTATCAAATCCTATGACTTCAAAGTCTACTGCCTCTGCTTTTGCGTGTTGGCTATCCAAGGAGCTACCAATCTTGGCACAAAGTTCTGGGGATCTGTAACCAGAAGTTACAATTACTGGACCAAACTTTTCTCTAACGGGTTGTAATAATTTTTGGCATAGCTCTTTGAGCTTAACGATTTGATCCATGTTAGGTTCATTTGCTATACCATTTCTGATTGCAAAATCAGACTTAGTCATTTCTTTTAATGTAAAATTTTTAGATAATTTCATTCGTATATTATTTTCACTCCTAACTTTTTTTGTTCTTTGGTAGTACCTCTTGATATAAATGATCCTTTAAGATTTCTTTTATATCCATCGGGTGCAACATAACTATTTTTCTTTCTGTAGTTTTTAGCTTTAACATCATAAGCAGTATACTCACCAGTAGTCATATTTAAAGTTACAATATCTACTGGACCAAGACCGCCAAGGGGTGTGAATACAAGTATATTAGGATCTTTTGCAAGTCGGAGTTGTGCAGCAAGTTCAGTAGTTAATCCTACTATTGCTTTCTTTCTTCTGTTAGCCATTATATTTAATGAAGCCTAGCAAGGAAGCTATAGCTCCACCAATGAGTAATAAAACTCTGAAGCCACCTTTGCTTTTATTTACATCTTCTCTTAAATCTTTAATATCTTTTCTCATTTCATCGATTGCTTTGAATAAGGTTTTCATTCTTTCTGCACAAACTTTTTCATGGTAGGAGATACGAATAGAGTTGTTATCCTCTATCGCAGTTTTTAATGTTTTCTTTTTAACTGTCTTTTTCATTGTCTGGTATTTCGTTGCAAAAATAGTTCATATATAATTTTCTCTCGTCTATACTTGTTTCCATTTCTTGTGAAAAATCAATTATTAATTTTCCACCTGCACCGACACACTCAGACCATGATTTAAACTCTGTAGGTAGGGTTGCGGTATTATTACAATAGCCAGTAATTGCTGAGCAAATACTAAAGGCTAATATAAATTTCATTATGGTTTATTTGGGAATGTTACAGCTTCAACATCTGCAACAGTAGTCAAACCATTTGTAATATCTCTTAAAGATTGTCTATAAGTTTCCCATGCAGTTTTGTCTGCAATAGGTGAATCACTCATCATAACCCAATCGCAAGACTTTAACATAGCATCTCGTCTTTGTCTTAAATCTGCCATAGCTCTATCAAATGCACCATTGTTCCAAGCAATTTCATCTTGTTGTCTTTGTGCAATTTCTTCTTGTGTTAGAGGGATTTGAACTCCGTCTACTAATTTGTGTGGTGTTGTCATAATTATCTCCTAATTTATTTTCACTAGCTCTGCTAGTGCTTTTATATTAATTAACTCCGAAAAGCAATATATCTCCACTATCTATGTTTCCACTAGAAACTCTAAATTTGACAGCATTTACTGGAGAGTTTGTGTTCCCATATCCAGCACCAAAAAATCTTACTGAATAATCATAACCATGATCGTTAATATCTGAAATCCAATGTTTTACATATGTACTAGAACTAGGATTAAAAAGTCTTAATGTTCCTACTGTATTTCCATCATTATCATTACTTGTTTGCAAACCTAAATGAGCATCACCTGTTTGTTGTGCTAAATCATCACTAACTTGAAGAAAAAGAGCAGTATCGGTATCAGCTTCATTATGATAACAAGAAAAAGCTGTGCTTGTTTTTGTTACAGCATAAGTAGAACCACCATCTGTGCTCATATTAAATTGTAATGCAACCCCATTATTAGATGGGTGTATATTCACAAAATAAAAAATATACTCCTTATATGTACTATCAATACCAGATGTAAATTCTATACTAGCAGATGCACTAGCAGTAGCTTTTGAGATAAATTTTAAACTTCCACCAAAGCCAGATGCCATTGAGCCATTGTCGAATATTGTTGTGCCGTTAGATATTAAACCCATAATTACTCCTTATTTTACTCCATACATTTTGATTATACCATCATCTATGTTGCCACTAGAAAATTTAAATCTTATTCTTGTAATTGGTGTGGTTGTGTTAATGTAACCAGCATTAAATTTATTTACCGACATAGGAGTATTTTTTACTGATTGAATTGTACTAATAAAATGTTTTACAAAAGTGCTTGATGAGGGATTGTATAATTGTAAAATTCCAACAGTATTTTCATCACTATCATTACCACATTCAAATGTAAGTATTTTAAAAGATGTACCCTGTGCTAAATCTCTGCCATCATCATAGTTTAATGCTACTTCATCATCAGCTTCAGTATGATATGCTCTAAATGAAGTAGTATTCATTGTTTGATTGTAATTTGTGTTTGTTCCTGTATCTACTTGAAAAGTAAAATCAGCACCATCAGTTGCTGGGTGTATGTTTATAAATTTGAATACATAAGAATCATAAGTTGAATCTATGCCAGATGTAAAATCTATTGTGGCACTAGCACTTGCTGTTTGAGTTGAAAGTAATATTAAACTTCCTGTTGATACTGCTGGGTCTAAAGCACCATTGTCTATTAATGTTGTTCCACCTGATACTACTGCCATGAGAAACTCCTGTTTTGAATGTTATCCATTATGAATCCTTTATTCCATATAGTTTTATTGTGCCATCAAAATTTCCTGAATTTTGAATAAATTGTATAGCATTTATTGCAGAGGTAGTATTAAAATAGCCAGATATAAAAGTATCATTTGCATTAGGGTCTTTATCGTTTTGAATTGTTCTTATCATAAAATGTTTAACGAAAGTTGTGCTTGATGGATTAAATAAAAACATTTCTCCACAAGCATTATCATCTGCATTACTTCCCATTCCAGTACCAATTATTCTTTGACCATCTGTACTTTGTGCTAAATCTGAACTAGTTCCATAAGCTGTTTCTGCATAAGCATCACTTTCTGCATGATAAATTAAAACAGCACTTGTAGTTTTTGTAATTCCATAACTACTTCCACCATTTGTAGAACCTTTTAATAAAAGTCTTTTATCTGTTGTATCAGCATTAATATTAATAAATTCAAACTTATAAATAGGATAAGTGCTATCTATTCCACTTGTAAATTCTATTGAGGCTGAACTTGATGCTGTTTGTTCAGATAATAAAACCATTGAACCTAGACTAGCACTAAATGAACCATTATCTAATATGGTTGTGCCATTGGAGATAAAAGCCATGTTAAATCTCCTCTAGTTTGAACTTATATTTTTTGCCTGATTTGTTATTAACAATAAATAGATCGTCAGCACCCTCTTGAATAGTCCAATTACCTTTAGTGCCATCTACAGAGTTACCCTCTGATTTTGCTTCGTTAGATAAATGCAAATCCCCTGTATAAATATTTCTCCAAACAAAAGATGATGAACCTAAATCATAAGTATCAGTTGTTGATGGGATAATTGATTCTCCTACTGCACTAAAATCAGTTGCTACATCTCCAAATTCTAATCCTGTAGCACCAGTATTTACTAAAAGTGCTTGTCCAGCAGTACCAAGAGAAGTTAATCCTGTACCACCCTTTGTTGTTGGAATAGTTGGTAAAGAAGCAGTTCCTAATCCATCAGTTACAACTAAACTTTGTCCAGTAGGAATAGTTATTGTTGAACCAGTTGAACCTTCAATTTGATCTACTTTAATTTTTGACATATTAACTCCTATTATATTAATTTGAATTTATTGTAAAGCATCATATTATATCTAATGATCCTGTTCCAGAAATAGTCCAAGTAAATCCACTATTTATAGTAATAACACCTTTTAAAAAACTATTTTTCGTAGATGTAGTTGTGGTTGTAACATTAGAAGTAATAGTATTATAGTTTGAAAATACAGCTCCTTCAGTAGACAGTTCACTAGCTTGAATAGTATCAAAAGATAATACTCCAGAACCATTAGTAACTAATGCTTGACCATTAGTTCCATCTGCTGTTGGATGTGATAAACCATCTATAATAACTTTACCTGTTCCATCAGGAGTAATTGAGATATTTCCATTTGATACTGATACGATTGAATTACCATTAACATCTAAGTTGCCACCTAATTGTGGAGTTCCATCTTGAACAACATCAGTTAAACCACCTGCAACAATAGCTTCCCAATTTGAACCATTATAATATTTTAATGCGTTTGCTGTAGTATTAAATGCTAAATCACCAGCATCTAAACTTGTTGTAGGATCAGAAGTTACAACTCTATATCTTTCGCCAAATTCATTTACTGTTCCAATATTAGAACCAACTTGATTTACATTAGCTATTGAACCACCTACTAAATTTACATTTGCAATATCTGTCGCAACTGTTCCAATATTGTTAGATCCAGAAAGATCTGTAGCAACAGTTGTTATACTTGCTGTGTTATTTGAAACATTTGTAATTTGTGTATCAATACCAGCTACTGTAGAAATATTATTTGTTGGTGAAATTTGTCCAGCAACAGTAGTAATATCTGAAGCAACATTACCTGCATTTGATATAGCATTGGTTGCTACTGTTCCATCTTCAATATCTGCTAAAGTTTGAATATCAGTTTCGTTATTTGCAACTGTTGTTACATCTGAATCAATATTAGCAACTTGAGCAATTTCAGTTGAAACTCCTGCAACTGTTGCAATATTGTTAGTTGGAGATATTTCTCCAGCTACAGTATTTACATTAGTTTGATTTGTTCCAGTTAAAGCTAATTGTCTCCATACTGTATTTGTTAAATCATAAACTTTCATCAACTCGTTTGTAGTATCGTAATATAAAGCACCATCTTGTAGTGCATTACCATCATTATCTAATGTAGGATCAGATGCTTTAGCACCTAAAAATCTATCATCAAAAGTATCTAAAGCAGCTTCAGCAGCGGCTTGTGCAGTTTCAGCAGCAGTTTTAGCAGCTTCGGCATTTGTCTCAGATGTTGCAGCATTTGTTTCAGATGTAGAAGCAGCACTAGCAGAACTAGCAGCAGCAGTTGCAGAACTAGCGGCAGATGTAGCAGAAGATGCAGCAGCTGTAGCAGATGCGGCAGCGGCAGTAGCTGAATTAGTAGTTGATTCTGCGTCTACCAATAAATCCCATTTAGCACTATCTGTGTTTGTAGTTAGAGGTTCAGCACCAGATGAAGTGTGACCTGTATTACATAAAAATATATTATTTGTTGAAGTATCTTTTACAATATCTCTAGCAGCATAAGTAACTGATGCTGACCAGTTTCCTTTAAAAGTTCCTAGCTCTTGCGATACAACAAGTTCTCCATTAGAATCAAATCCAAAAATTTTTCCAGCTCTTTCAGTATCACCTACAGTAAACTCTGTAGAGTTCATTGTATTTGTTTTTGATAATTTAATTGATCGATCAACTTCTTCTTGAAGTTGTTGTAGTGTCATCATTGCACGATCCAAACCCTCTTCGTGTGATTCC